GTCGATGTTATCAATATTAAAAAAGTGGGAGTGGTAGTTGATCGTACCTTCATGATCCGCAGGCTTCCACGGCTTCTCCTGACGTTTAGAGATCTGTTCAGCAATGCGTCCAGCTAGTCGGTGCACGGACCGCGGAACTCGGAACGATTGATCGAGGACGCGAGTGTTCTTGCATACGCCAAGCATATGCACGACGTCCACGCCAGTGTATTCAAAGATCGCCTGATCATCGTCCCCGGCATAGTACACACGCTTCGCATTACTCTTGAGTACTTTGACTTGTTCCCACTGCAGCGGTGTCAGGTCCTGTGCTTCATCGACAATCAGGACCTCGAGCCTCGGACCTTGGCCCTGCTTAACCATCAGTTCGATCATGTCGGTAAAGTCAACTTTACCCAGCTCGCCTTTCATTGATTTGTACGCGGCGTTTATTTTCTCCATCACCGCATACTCTAGTCGGTAGTCGGCGTTTTCATTGAACTCCTGTTCCATCGAGATCATCCGCATGGTCGCCCGTTGGATTAGTGTCAGATACCTGTTCCCCTCTGAGGCGGAAGGGATCAGCAAACCGTCTTCGTCGTACACACTGTGCGAATCGAAGCTGATACCGAGGTCTTGTCCAAGCTGACCCATGTCATACTTGTTGACCATATCGTCACGCTTCATGCCCAGAAAATAAAAGCCCATCGAGTGCAGCGTTCGGAAGTACGGCGTATCTTTTTCTGTCAAGTTAAAGTTTGCGCCAGCTCTTTCCCTTGCCTCCGCAATCGCCTTTCGAGTGAAAGACACAAAGCCGATCCGTTCCGGTGGTGTGCCGTCCTCCAGTTCCTGCTCGATAATCTTCATCAAGGTGTAGGTCTTACCGCACCCTGGGGGTCCGAAGATCAGCTGTTCACTCGGCATCGTTTTTCCAGATCATCCCATGCGGATCAATCTGCCTCTTCATGAATTGAGTGAACGCCTGTGTATATGCATCGTATACACGCGTCGTGAACTCTGTTTGTTTGTCTCCGGGCACGAACAGTTCCTGAAACTCTTCAGGAGTCAAATCAACCTCTCCTGTCACTTTCATGTTAAAAACTCCTTTATATTCCTAATAATCCTGCAAAACAGGAGTTACATTCCCGATTTGCATAGTTTTTCTCGCCTCACCGTCTGTTTTCCTCAAGCCAAGCTTCGATCTCACTCATACGCCACCGCACGGCAGCCTCACCTAGTTCAAACGGTCGTGGCAACTTGCCACACTCAAGCCATCGATAGATGGTCGAAGGGGCGACGCCAAGAAACTTAGCAAGCTCCGCCACCTTCAACAGTCTGTCTTCAGAATGGGGCTTCATAGATTTCTCCCTCCGGTAATTCAATTTCTTTATCTTTAAACTCAGGCACCCACCACACACGAGCGTTTACCCATTTGTTTTTCTTCTCGTTCTTGTACTTGAAAAATCCGTGGCACTCTTCACCGTTGTTGATCGACTTTAGGCGCTCTTGTATCTGAGGCCGGGATATATTTTTGAATCCCTGCTTTTCCAAATAGTCTTGAAGCCCTTTGATCTTGAACATCGTCTTGCCGTTTTCGGTCCACGGTTTGCCAAGCTCGATCTCTTCCGGTGTAACCGCACGGATCCGCGAAGTACAAAACGCTTGCAGTAACTCTTTAAACTGACCGGCCACTGTCAACTCTTCTGGAACTTCAATCGTAGTCGCAGCATTCAACAGGTCGTTGACCAGAATCTGCCAGTCCGCAGGTTTCAATGCAGGAGGCATGAAGTTCATCTGTTCAATACAGGCTCGTTGAAACTGGATCGGCATCTGCAACTGCTCGGTTGTCAGTTCTAACCGCTTACCGTCCACATCCAAAAAGTACATGCGCGGCTCCGACAATAAGATTGTCATACCGCCGATGTGTGGCATATCGACCGCACCGTTTCGCCCGACACCGAAAGGCCGGGTCATACACAGCCGCTTGTTGCAGTAAGATTTGAACGGCTCCTGCTTACACTTTGGACCGTAGTTTTTCTTCTCAAGCTCTCTTTGAATGCCGACGATCTCTGATGCGCCGAGTGGCGGCGAGACATATAACTGGTTGATGGCTTCCATCTCAGCCTTCCAACCATCCGGGTACATATTCTGCAGGTTTTGCCCCACCATAAACATGAACTCGTTCCGGCCACCTTCGCCCACACCCATCGCAGTCATGGTCTGTAGGCACGGGTATCCAGTAGCAAACGGGCCCTCGTCTGTGTTGACGCCGGTCTGTAAGTTGCTCAGGTCGTTCATCGTCAACCGGCTGTTCTCGATCCAGATCAAGAACGTCTCGAGGTCCACGTCATTACCTTCGTGGTCCACCATGTATCGAGTGGTTTGTTCAGAATCGAAGTAAGGTAGGTTGATGAAGTTCCCCACATCACCACGGTCCGCCAGAATCCGATCCTGCTTCGGGAATATCTCACAACCGGCATGACCCAAGGTCGCCGCAACTTCTGTTAAGAACTCGCGGATCTCGGACGCTGGGTAAAATTCTTCAAGGAATAAGTATAAGTGGGCGCCGCCTGACTTCGACCGGCAGACCGCCATCGGAATCTCAAGCTTCGCTAATTTGCGTACCAACGCAGCGTGGTCAATCGGATAAGTATCAATATCGATTGCACCAAACTTACAGTTGTTATCTTCGTTAATCGGGATCGCACCGACACCCGTGGCTCCGTCCAGATGCTGGGATACTTTCTCCTCGGTCAGCGGCTCTCGGACCACGAAACTCTTTGCTTCGGTCTTACCGTTCCGACGAGTGCTGCCAATCTCTGTCTGTCCATGTGCCGCGGTCGAGCCCTCGAACGCTTTCATGAATCGTTCTGCTATAGACATAAACTAATCCCGTAAAATGGGGGTAAAAAATATTTCTTTTACCCCCTAGACAATTAGAATGGTGCTTCTTCTGTTTCTGCGTGATGTGTATCAGCCACATCTTCAGCCACAGCTTTCGCTTCTCCAGCCATAATTGATTTACGGAAGTTCATTGCCGCATCGAGCAGCTCTTTGTCTTGAACATAGCCGTCATTGGACACAGCCCAGTTGAACCAAGAACCTTGATCATTGGACTCTTCTACAACAGACAGTTTCCACTGTGTGCCAAACAAAGGTGGCGATTTAAGCTCACCAGTCTTCGGATGCCTAACAGTTAGCATCTTGAGCTGAGTCTTCCAACGACGGGAGACCTTGAGCGCAGACGACTTCATGTCAACGATACCGAATCCTGGGATACCGTCTTCATCGACGACCAGAACGTAGTGCTGATCAGACTTCACCAGTTCGTTACCGTCTGGCAAGATTTCTTTAGCACCGCTGCGTTGTGTGCGTGACAGGTCGGGATCGTCCTTAGACAGTTCGCCAAGGAACCCACCGCCCTGCTCGCGTGGACGCCACTTCAGGTACTTGGTTTCCTGATAGCAAGGGATCACAGTGATACCCTCTTCGCTAGGCCAGAACTGACCAGTGACAGTATTGAATACATCACCCTGCGATGCCCCTGCAATAAACGAAGGGTCAGACTTTTTCACCTGTGGTGACATTGCCTGAATAATCCGGATGAATGGGATTTGCAGATCGGAGGTGTCGTAGTCGAGTCCCTCACCCTCATGTCCTGCAAAAATGTCGAGTATGTCTGCCGAAGGCAAACCTGCTTCCGCTTTCGCGGCAACTGCTTTTGTAGCCATTGTTATTTCCTTTTGATATCTGCGGTTTTAGCAACGAAGGCTCCGAACAAGTCCAGATCAATCGGCTTTCCGTTTTCTACACGTTCTTTAACGAACGCTTTCAGCGTTGAAGAATGAATATGAGTCTTGGACTCGGGATGGAATCCCTTGTTCTCCAGATCCAACATCACCTTGTTTGCGGTGTCATCTTCCCCACGACCGAAGGACAATACAACATCGTTTTTAATGATGTCGTCAAGCCCGTGATTGCGAAGCCATTCATATGCTTCTTCTCTACGGTTCACTGGAATAGATGCTGAGACAAATGGTTTCAGTTGAACAGACACGTCGCCTACATCAAGGCGGGTGATATCCATCTCGTCCATTACAGCAGGGATTGATTCCATCGCAATGCGCTGACGCTCTTGCTTTAGTTTCTTCAGGTTTAGCTCCGCTTGATCGATATCTTCGGTCACTGCTTCGAGCTGCCGCACCAAGTTGGAAAGTGTCTTGGTGTTATCTGTATCGACTCCGGACAGTTTTTCTGCCGCGTCGAACATCTCCTCAAAGAACTCAGTCATAAAGTACATCCTCTTCAGGTTTGTTTGAGTTTGCATGTTCGGGAACATATGATAATGTATCGAACACAGTGCAAAGATAACGGAGGGAAAAGTGGCTGTCAACTACGAATTTAAAACCAAGCCATACGAGCATCAAGAAGAAGCACTCAAGGCGGCTGGACAGCGTACCGGATTCGGTTTCTTTATGGAAATGGGAACTGGCAAATCAAAAGTGCTTATCGATAATCTGGGTCAATTACACGTTAGCAAGAATGTGAACTTTGCCCTGATCATCGCGCCAAAAGGTGTGTATCGAAACTGGGTGACCAAAGAAATCCCACAGCATCTGCCCGACACCATAACGTACCGCGTGATACGTTGGGTGTCAGGGCCGAACAAAGAACAAAAGGCCGAGATGCGCTCAGTCGCTAATGAGTTTGATGGACTGACAATCTTTGTCATGAATGTCGAAGCGTTCTCCTCGAAGAAAGGACAAGACGCGGGCAGGTGGCTGTCAGAAAAGTTTGGATCGAATGGGCTGATTGCCATCGATGAAAGCACCACGATCAAGAATCCAAAAGCCAAGAGAACAAAAGCGTTAGTAACGTGCGCGCATCGGTTCAAGTACCGCAGACTGTTGACCGGCTCGCCCGTGACACGGTCGCCTATGGATCTGTTTTCTCAATGCGAGTTCCTCGGACCTCGGACCTTGGGCTTCGACAGTTACTACGCGTACCAGAATCGGTACGCAATCATCAACCGCAAGACGATGGGAGCGCACAGTTTCCAACAGATCGTTGGCTTCCGGCACTTGGAAGAGCTGACAGAAAAGGTAGATCAATTTAGCTTTAGGGTACTCAAAAAAGACTGCCTCGATCTGCCAGAAAAAAGCTACACAATCCGCTACGTTTCTATGACGGACGAGCAACTGAAGATGTACAATGAGATACGGCATGAGGCGTTGACGTTACTCGATACCGGAGAACTGGTTACTGTACACAACGTGATAACGCAAATGCTGCGCTTACAACAGGTACTGTCCGGTCATCTTAAAACTGACGACGGTGAGATGGTTACCTTTTCGTCCAATCGAATGGACACAGTTATGGATATCCTCGCTGAGACAACAGGCAAGGTTATCCTTTGGTCGCGTTTCAGGCACGACATTCAAACAATGCAGGCAAAGATTGCTGATGTGTATGGACCGGCCTCGGTGTGTGCATATTACGGAGACACTCCGGATGCAGAACGCCAAGAGATGGTGACCAAGTTTCAGGAACCAGAGTCCCCGCTTCGGTTCTTTATCGGTAACCCATCAACAGCAGGATACGGTTTGACGCTGACAGAAGCGACGACAGTTATCTACTATGCAAACGACTTTAATCTCGAAACGCGGATCCAGTCAGAAGACAGGTGTCATCGTATCGGGCAGAAGAATCCGGTCACATACATTGACCTGATCACAGAGAACACAATCGACGAACGGATTGTGCAGGCGCTCCGCAACAAGATTGACTTGGGAGCGAAAGTACTTGGAGAGGAAGCACGCGAATGGCTACAGATGAAACCACGCAAAAGTTAATAGAGTTGGCTTGGGAATACAAAAAGGGATTGCGAGATTTAGACTCGGCTATCATCAAAGGATCGCATATCACTGGATTTACTCCAGAAATCACGGAACAGTTTCTTCGTGGTCTCGTTCGCGATAACATAGTGGTTGGTGACTTCCGTAAAAAGAGATCTACTACATGGACCCACGAGGACAAGACCCCTTAACTCTCAGCGAGTCAGGGATTGCTTCTGTTAAAGGAGCGCCTGATTTACAGCGAGCAGGAAAAGCAGTCGTAGAAGCTGTGAAAGGGATGACCCCGCTGCAACAAACCGCACTAGCAACGATACCAGTGCCTATCGTCGGAGATGTCGCGGGCATTGCCGCTGACGCGGAGATGTACGCAACCCAACCCGAAGAGCGCACAGGTTTAAACTACTTGATGTCAGCTATCGGGCTCTTGCCTTTCGTTCCTGGGGCGGCTCAATTAAGAGCTGGGAAGACAATGATCACGGCTCCCGGATCTCGGATCGAGGACACAGTTACTGACCTCAACGTAAAGTTCAAGTCAGAGTATCCAGCTTTTGAAAACCTTGGTGTCAGTCACGTCGATCCCAACCCAGAAGGTATTACTCGTTACAATGGCGTCGATAATCTAACTGGGGATTCGCTCGGTATTGTCCGTGTCACGGTTCCTACTGACGATGTGTACCGCGCATCCGGCGGTAAGTACACTGGCACAGTAAGCGACAGCCACGACGGTATGTTCATGGGTGGCGACAAAGGTCTCGAGCCGACTGAAATTTCACGGCGTGGTACTGAGTTGGCTAATGCCGAAGAGGAACTGATTGAAGGGATCATGTATGGCGACATCAAAAGCGGGTTGCCAAAAAGTTTTGACGCGGTTTCCGACTCTGATCCGAAAAAGATTCAAGAATGGCTTGATGACAATAGTGATTGGGTTCGCCAAAAAGCATTGGGTATCGTCCGCGACAGAGAACTGATGGAGGGTGCTGACCTTCCAAAGAATACACCTGTTGGTTTTGCTCGCTTCGCTGACATCGAGGTCGAGGGCAAGCCATACATGAGAATCACTGAGCTGCAATCCGATATGTTTGCAGAAGCTCGAAAGGCTGAAGTGGATCCAGAAGCCATCGAAGGGTGGGGGCAGAACGTCACCTTTGCCACAAAAGAGGGACAGAAAATGCCAGAGCTGTACCCGAACATGGCAAAGAATGATATGCCGCTCAAGTCGTCTGTACTTAAAGGTGCAGTGGCCAGTGCTATCGAGCGCGGATCAAACGGTATTGTCCTGCCAAACAAGTTTACTTCTGCCGCCAAAGAGCGTTACTCAGATTCCAACGTCAAGAAACTTTTGAAGAAGACAATCAGTGATCTTGGTGAAGGGTTTAGTTACCGCAAGGTCGAAGTGCCGAGCTACTACAGAGATGAGTTAAAGTTTACAGAACACTACGTTCTTGAATGGCCAGACCTGAAAGAAGCACCAACAGAAATGAAGTTCCGCGATGGTGGTTTGGTTTCACTACCCCAGAGGGGCAGTGACGGCATCGTCGATGTGATCAAGCAATACCGTCGTGATGGGTTGATGGACTAACCGTCATACCCTTCCTGCATCGAGGCCATAATGTTTAGCCTGCGGATCTGCTCTTTCTGAGCGTTCAGCTCCTCGGTCTTCTTTACACCTTCAATGATATTGTGTGTGATCCGGTGCATGAAGAACTGCATCTCTTCGAGGTCTTCAAGGTTGCTCTTGGCTCGGTATCGGACCAAGGCCTCAAGCGCCCGCTTCTCGAGATAGGCGTGATACTCGTTATCGTCCATGTACTTCTTGAGGTTCTCAAGATTTTCCATCTCCTCCGCCATCAGCGGTACGACTGGCTTCATCGGGTCTCTCATATTTCCTCCTCTCATCGGCCCTTGCTACTTGGCCCACTAACCTTGCGAACTCCGTTAGCTCGCTCAGGTTAGCAATGTACCCACGACACCCGTGCCTCTCTGCCAAGAGTGTGTGGTCTTCATTCTTCACGATTCCCGCTTTTACCGCGAGTTTGTGAATCACTTCCCGTATCGTTCCCCGTATATCTGTTGAATATACATTCCAAGTTGCCGTGCAATAGACCGATGGTCCTCTTCCGCCATCTGCTTCAACATATCGTACTCAAAATATGGTAACGCCACGGTTCGGTATTGCGATCTATCAGTAGTCTTTGGGCGTTCTGGCAAGTTCTTTGACATTGTTGTCCCCTCTTGTTTGATTTGAACGATGTCCTGGGATTATACCCAATTGTTCATCATAAATATATGCGAACATCTCGCCATGCTTTTTAACAAACTCTTCGCGAGTCAAGTAAATGCAGTCTTCCTGCAACTCAATGACCCAATCTCCCATCTTACTCATGTTATCTAGCTCCATTTTTTTATCGCTTCTTCTAGTTCGGATGAATGAATGCTGCCCTGCGGACCTGCGCTCAACTCATCTGCGGTTCTGAGCAATGACTTGCACTGCTCGAGGTTTCCCTCAAAGTCTGCCTCTTCGGCAAGAAAGTAGTACCACAATGCGGCTGACTCCATCGTCAAGCCGCCCGTCAATGCACATCTTTCGATTGGGGGAATCCTTCCCATTCTGTTTCTTCATCCTCTTCAATTGGTATGATTTGAACTTCCTGCGCGAATATATGCTGATCAGAATGATCTTCCATACATCCCATCGCTTTCTCTGCCGCTTCAGCAGGCGTCTCTGTGTCATGAACCATGACATACGTCTCGCGGACCATGACCCTAAACTTCGCCATCTTCTAACCGCACTCCCTCGTAATCGGTTGACTCGATAACCTGACAGACTGAAGCACTGTATACCTCTTCCATGTCCACCAACTTATCGTAGTTCAAAACCGCCTCTTGGTAGGTGTCATAGGGTAGCCAGTGATCTTCATACACTGGCCGCCCATTGTCCCCTTCATGGCACTCAGTCCATACCATCATGAACATTCTGCTTTCCTCTTGGTTGCATCTCCCCGACCTTCATCGTATGCAGTGTTCAGCATGACGACCAACTGCCACTTGTAGGTGTACTCAAGTATCTCAAGTGTTGCATTAGGATTTTCCAAAAGGTGCTTTCGGGCTTGAGGATGCGACGCATAAAAAGTGGTCACATAGTTTGGTTTATAGGTGTAGTCACATGGCTCTCGGACCTTATAGATCATCGGCATTTGGAACCTCCTCAACCTTCTCGAACTTGAACGACAAGCTCGGGGCCTTTGGGTTGGCGTTTGGCCTGCGCTTCCACGCGGCTACGTTATATTCTACACCGTCGATCATCGCATTTCCGGTGAAGTCAGGATGGGTATCTTTCTGTTTGCGCGTGTTACCCCAGATCGCGCCACGGTTATCTTTTTCCATTGTCATTCTCCATCTGATAAACCAGTTTCATGAACTCTGATTTCGGTAGCCACCGGATCAGCTCATTGACTAAATGCGACGTGGGCCAGTCATACATATCGTCGATGACTGCCTCCACCTCATGCGGGTACTCGGCCCGCGCCCATTTCATTTGATCTTTAGTCATAGCCACCACCTCTTTGCGCTTTTTCTACGTCTGATCGGACCACCGTTTAACGAATCCTCGACTTTGTCGATATGGATTTGAAACCACTTTTGAATCCAACGCAGAAAAAACCAGTACTGCCTCAGCAGTAACCAACCGATTTCTTTCATGCCCCGCTCCAAAACTTCGACAGCTCCCGGTAGTCTTCCGACTTGGGCTTGAACTCTTCATGATCCACACAGTTGCGTAGAAACTGCGGCACAAAGTCCCAATCAAAGCAGGCATCGTATCCCTGCTCATCGACCATGATCCGATGTGTCATGTCGCAGTAAATCGCACAGAGATTCAACCGATCTCGGACCTCGGCTATGCCATTGTCTTCTCGAAATTTTTGCAACGGATGATCGTTCGGTAAATCATGGAACGCTTCGTTCAGACACTGAGCCGCCTCCATCAATCCTTGGATGTCGGACACTGGCTCGTCATCACCTTCCGGATCGAAATCAGAATCCAACTCTGCGTGTGCCGTCATGCCATCGAAATCTAGGTCCGCGGTTATCGAACCTCGCATCCAGTCCGTATCACACAGCTTAAACCTCGCAGGCAACTGCTCTTCAAGATCTGTCTTATAACAGCCTCTCTCCAACCAGTCGTACGCGATCCGTTTGGCTTCATCCTCGGCCCGATCAAAACTGGTCTCGGTCACGCCGACCTTCATGTCGATGTTGAATACAACAGGTACGTCCACTCGGACGTACCACCCTTTCACATTGCTCATGACTTCCGCTCCGTAAACTGCGCTTGGAACGCACGCAACGCGCTCGTGAACTCCATGATGTCATCGAGCGACAAACAGTTGCCGCCCCACATAACGCTCTCGGTCAGCGAATCTTGGATCTGGAACCCTTTGCTGATCATCTCGTCAATGCACTTCACGTCCGCCCTCGACAAACGCACGTTGCGGATCGACCGCACGCGCTTGTTATGCTTACGAACAGCTTCTTGATGTTGCTTCATGTAGTCTTCTGTAGTACTCATTTTTCTACTCCCTCGTAGTTATCATCTTTCGCGTAGTCCATGTTAAAACCTAGACGTTCGCATATCTCGATCACACCCTTCGGCAGATTGTAGACACCGTCGTAATCCACCAAGTGCGTGCCATCGAACCAAAGGCCGCCACTGCCGCCTTCATCCCCATACTGGGAATGCTCAAAACCAATCGGCTCACCATGCTCATCGACGTAAACCGTCCACTCAGGTGACTCAAAGCGACGCGTAGTCGCTGACTCAATCATTTTAAGCTCCATAGCCATACTCCTCGAATTGCTCCAACGCACGATCACGCACAGGCGCAGGATTAAACACACGCCAGTACTCATACGTCACTTGCTCTAAATGCTGAGGTCCCTCAGCCGACTCACCGAAACCATGAATCCACTCAGCCGCTTCAAACCAGTTGCTAAATACTTCAATGCCTTCGGATTCACAGAGGTCACAGTCACGCGACCAGTGATAAAAGAAAATCGAATTGCGGAGAGCCTGCTCACGATAGAACTCATACTGTTTGTATACATCCATGAACATCTCATGCCAGACAGGATCGGAATGCCACTCAGGCTTACGCTCCAACAGCTCAAGATACCGGAACAATTGCTCTTCAACCATGTCACGCGGTAACAATGGGTAATAGTCATCCTCAAACTGGAACACACCAAATTCACCAATCCGGATCTGCTGACCAAACAACGCATCAAACGCAGTGTTCTGTTCGAGGGCCGCGGTCCACGCATCTGAACCTACAGCAACCGACGGTGCAGTGTTCACTGCCGCATCTTCATCGTCCAACCACATATCGACCATGATCCAGTCCTGCTTGTAGCGGCGACGCTCGCGTACCGGACCTCGGACATTGGTCCAAAGGGTGCGGTAGTTCGCACCGTCATAATAAAAGTCAGCACCGAAAGCTGACATTTGAGAAACGAAATCTTGACCTAATTGAGCCATGGGTAATCCTCCAAAAGTTATGAACCCACTTGCAATAATACATAACTCAATCAGTAATGCAACAGTTTGTGTAACTAACTACAAACTTTCCTTATATAGGAGTTCTGGGAAAGAAATGATTTTTATTTTTTTTTTTTCAAATGTGGCGTGACAAACGTGACAACGTGACAAAAAAGACTGAAACGCTTTGATAGCTAGTGTTTCAGCTTGGCACACTTCTTTGAGATTTGTCACACTTGTCACACTTCTTTGCAGTAACTTTGAGAACAGAGGCCGATTTTCAACTCAATGGAAACTTTTTTGTTACATTATCTTTCGCCAACCCCCTATATAGGAGAAATCGATGAGCGATAAAATCGCCTCGCAGGTAGAAGAAAGAGAAGGTCGTAAACTGACCAACCGTCAACGTGAGTTTGCACGGTTATATGTTGAGGGTGTGTACTCGAATGCGGAATGTGCCAGACGCGCAGGCTTTTCAAAAGACACTGCCCACATCTATGCCCACAAACTGCTGAAAGGACAAGAGCATCCGCAAGTGCTTGAGTACATCAAAGAACTGCGGGAAGAAAGGGAGCGTCGATACGGAGTGACCATGATCGGTCAGCTTCAGCGACTGCATCAACTTTCACAGGGAGCCGAAGAGGCCGGACAATTCTCTGCCGCAATCAACGCGGAAAAAATCAGGTCAGCACTCGGAGGCCTGACCATCGACAGGCGTGAGACAGTCAACAAACTGGATGACATGAGCCGCGCTGAGATCATCGCCCGTCTGGCTGATCTTCAAAAGAAATATCCGAACGCATTCATTGAGGGAGAGTACAAAGATGTCACGGGGACCGGAGTCGAACTTTTGGAACACGATCCGGCAGAACCTGCCGAAGGGTTCATACGCGTGGAGACTCGAGAATCGCGTGTCAGCGGGGATGCCTGACGTATATGCAATATGGGAAGGTTACCCTCTCTGGATAGAACTTAAAGTTATAAAAGCTAACTCAGTCAGACTCAGCCCACAACAAGTTGCTTGGCATACGGCTCACAGCCACGCAGGAGGCCTCAGCTTCATCTTAGTAAAGAGTACCAAGGATCGAGGTCTATTTTTATTTGAGGGGCGTACAGCGCGTTCTGTGGCCTCTGAGGGGGCCTGTTACGCGGAAGGTTTTAGGTCCGCGGACCTTGGGGCGGTGTTCGAGGAGATGAAAGCCGTGTCTATTAGACATTGGTCTAATTGCCTGCGGCCCTGCGGCCCTGCGTCCTAATAAAAAAGCCCCACCGGAGTGGGGCTTGGCTTCCTTAGATTGGAGGACTAAGAAACTTGGGGTAATTCTGCGGCCTGCGGCCCTGCGTGTCAAGTCCTGCGGCCCTGCGGCCCGGCGTAATAGACGACAGGAATAGGGAGCGGTCCATCTTCCGATGGACCGAGGGCCGCGGATCATACCGCGGCGATTAGTTCTGGATTGTCGATGATGAAAGGGGACTCGGATTTTTTAGCCTGGTGTCCTTTCACGCGTAAACCGATAACACTATCGACCTGTTCTAGGTTAGCCAGGTCTGATATGT